GTCGTTGATCGTCGTTTCCAGGTAGAACGGCCCGACGAACGCCTTGATGCGATAGAGCCGGCGCGCGACCACACGCGGGTCGGCCGACGTCGGAATCGCCGTGACGCTGGCACTGTTGTCGTAGGTGCCGAGCGTGGTCGGCCAGATGGACGGCCCGATCAGCGTCTCGCCGGTCGCGGTGACAAACGACACCGCCCACGCATAGTTGGCGCCCATGACGAGACTGCCGGTGCCGTGCGTCGTGTTGGCCGTTGGCTTGGCGGCCCCGAGCGACCCGGCCGCTATCGAGCTGATATAGGTCGTGGTCGTGTTGTCGTTGATCGTCGCCTCGAGTTGCCAGCCGTTGCCGTAGCGGTAAATCTTGCGCTTGCTCACGCGCCCGTCAGGCGAGATCGGCAGGTTCGACAGTTCGGCGGCGTCGCCGTTGATGACCAGCCAATTCGTCCACGAGATGCCCTCGGTCGTCTCGCCGCTCGAGGTCGCATACGTCACCACCCAGGTGTACTGCCCGCCCGGCACGAGACTGCCGCCCGTCGTGTCGGTCGCCGGTGACACGGCGCCGAGCGCGGCGTCGGTCTTGGCGTCGGTGTACGTGGTCGTGGTGTTGTCGTTGAGCGTCGTCACCAGATAGAACGGACCGCCCCCGGCCTTCGACCGATAGAGCTTTCGTTTCGTCACCCGGCCGTCGGCCGACGTGGGGAGGCTCACGCTGACTGTGTCCGCCGGGGCGTCGGCCGTGGCCGGCATCGTGAGCGTCGTCCACGGGCCGATCACCGTCTCGCCGCTCGACGTGCCGAAGGTGACCGCCCAGGAGTAGGCGAGCCCCGGGACGAGCCCGCCGGTGCCCGACGTGTTGCTGCCCGGCGGCGTCGCGCCGAGTTGCGCGTCGGCCTTGACGCTCAAAAACGTCGTGGTCGTGTTGTCGTTGATCGTCGCTTCGAGCTTGAACTGGCCGCCGCCCGCAATCGCGCGATACAGGTTGCGCTTGGTGACGCGCCCATCGGGCGACGTGGGAATGCCTGAGAGTTGCGCGGCGTCCTGCTGAAACCCCATCGTGACGCGCGGCGACGCTGGCCCGCGCGTCGTCTCGCCTGCGGACGTGACGAAGGTCACCGCCCACTCGTACTGCTGCTGGTAGACCAGACCGCCGGTCCCCGTCGTGTTCGCTATGGCCCCAAAGATCGGGGAAATGGGCTGTTCCCCGCCGAGTGCCGCGTCGGCCTTCGTGTCGATGTACGTCGTGGTGACGTTGTCATTGATCGTCGCAACAATCCGGCGCTTATTGTTGGGCGGTTGCTCGTAGCGATAGATCGTGCGCTTCGTGACGCGCGGGTCGGCCGACGTCCCAACGCCCGAGAGTTGGGCAGACGTCATCCCCGCTGCCAGGTTATTCAACAGCGTCGGGTTGATTTGTCCCCGTGTCTCGCCTTGGGACGTGCCGAAGGTCATGTCCCAGTGATAGTTGCTGCCGGGGACCAGCCCGCCCGGCGTGCTATGCGCGCTGGCGCCCATCGTGCTCAGCGGGTCCTGTACGCCCGTGAACACCGCGACCGGTTGCCCTGGCCCCGTCGTCGGCGGCGCGACGGCCGTCGAGACAGGCGTTACCCCCGGCGCTGGCGGCAACGGTACGCGTAACGAGATCGCCGTGACCGTTGGCGCCGAGACCGGGTCGACGACCTGCGTGTTGAGCGACGTCACCACCGGCGCGGTCGTCGGCGTCGGGATGCGCGTGTCGACGGCGACCACCGTCGGCGCCGTCGGCGGCGACGGGACCGCCCCCGAGATCGGCGTGACCGTCATCGTCGCGGGCGGACTCGCGACGGCCGGCAGCGTCACCGGCGCAGACGGCGCCGACAACGGCGACTCGGCGCCCGCCGTGATTTGCGTCACCACGTAGCTATACGGCCCGCCGCTGAGATTGCCGGGGACCGACTGCCCCGTGGCGCTTGGCGCCGCCGGGCCGCCCACCGTGCCCTTGCCGGTGTAGCGGATGCGTTGCGGCCCCGAGACGACCTGGCCGCCGGTCGGCGCATACCAGCTCGCGTCGGTCACCGGCAACGACGTGGCCCCGACGGCGACCGCCGCCCGCGCTTGCGCGCCGCCGCCCTCGACAAAGACGCGCGTCCGGACTTGCGTCAGGTCGGCTTCCCAGGTGATCGGCGGCTCGTCGAGCAGGACGCGCGCCGCGGCGGTAATCGGCGTCGGCGCGTCGACCGCTTCGGTGAGGAACAGGTGCACATCCTTGGCGTAGTCGACGTACCAGTAGCCGCCGATGCGCTGCGCCAGCCGGGCGAAACACGCCGTCAAGTCTTCCTCGGTAAAGTCGATGCCGCCCGAGACAATCGGGAGGCCGGCTTGGATGGCCGTCCCGGTGTAGCCGGCCGGCGCGTCCCGCGTCAGCAAGTCTTGGGCAATCAGCGTCGCGCTCTGCTGGCTATAGCGCCGCCGGACCTTCTTTCGATTGATGCCGTAGACGTAGTCCTGACAGGTGACGTGCCACGCACGATTCTCCGGCCGCCCCTCATAGACGGCTTCCACGGTATCGATGTACCCGCCGAAGATGACGTCATCGCCGGCCAGCGTCGCCAGCCCGATGCGGACTTCCGCAGCGAGCGTCGGCGCGCTCCCGTCGACCGTCAGTGCACAGGTGTTCGGCACGTTGAGCAGGTCGCGTATCCGCAGGTCGGCGATGCGGGTCCGCCCGCGCACGTCGACGCCGCCGATGGTAATCAGCCCCTGCGTCGGGTTGCGTGTCTCGAACGTCCAGATCGGGCCGCTCGCCGTGCCGGCGCTGTTGATCGCGACGATGCGCCAGTAGTAGTCGACGCCGTCACGCAGCGGCCCCGGCGTATAGGTGCGCGTCGTCTGCCGCCGTTGCGCCAGCGGCGGCGTCGGCGTCGGGCCAAAGTAGACGTCGAAGGCCACGTCACCCGGCGCCACGAGCGGGTGCGTCCAGACGAGCGTGATCGCGGTCGGCTGATTCGTGCTGTGATGCGGCGGGGAGACGTAGGTCGGGGCGACCGGCGCCGCGGCGGTGAACGACCACAGCGGGCCACTGGCCGTGCCCAGCGGATTCGTCGCGACGACGCGCCAGTAGTAGGTGACGCCGAGCACCAGCTCCGGCAGCACCCAGCCGAGCGACCGCGTCGAGCCGACGAGCGGCGGCGTCGTGGTCGTGCCGAAGTAGACGTCATAGAGCGCCGGCGTGCAGAGCCACGACAGCGCCAGCGGCCCGGCAATGGACTGATGCGGCGGGTTCGGCGTGTGCGGCGTGATCGGCGCGACGTAGGCCAGCCGGCCCGCGTTCAGCCGCAGCTTACCGAGACGCGCGGGGGTGACGACGGCCATCGGTGCCTAGGGGCGTTAGGGCGTCTGATACGCGACCGCGAAGGTCATCTCGGTCGTCGCCGAGAGTTGCCCGGAGGTCAAAAACTGATACCCCGTCCCGCCGCCGGCGGGCAGGAACAACAGATCGCCCTTCGTCGCGCCCGGGGCGATCCAAAAGATGAGGCTGGCGACCGCTGCGGTGAGGCCGGTAAACACAACCGTACCCACCGCGTTGTGGTTGCCCGCTTTCATCGGAAAGGGAAACCCGCCAATCTGGGGCACGCCGGAGATGGTGCCCAGGACGTTCAGCGCGAATTTTCCCGTGCACGTGACGCTGTTGCCGGATTTGGTCGCATGACCTGACGCCACCGCATACCCCTGCCCGGACGCTCCGCCCGATCCCGTGAGGTTCGGCGTCCACGAGACCTCGCGATAGTCGTCGAACGTGTACGGATCGGCGCTGGCGACCTGCGTCGTCGGGAATTGGATACGCCCGCCCGTGTTCAGGAGGATGCCGTCCAGCGTAAAGGTGTGCGACGCCGTCCGCACCCCCGCGACGGTCGTCTGACTGATCGAGACGTTGCCGTCGAAGCACACCACGCCGCTCGCCGGCGCGGCCAGATCGTCGCGGGTCATCACGCCGGCGTCGGAGAAGTCTTCGTTCGCCGACAGATACGCGCGGCCTTGCGTGGCCCCGCCGCCGCCGGGATAGCCCAGCACGCGCGCCTTGCCCGCGGCGCCCGTCGCCGCCATGATCACGCGCGCGCGCGTCTTCGCGATCGTGAGGTCGACGGGCGACGGATTCGCGATGACCCCCGCGAGTGACGCATCGACGGTATCGAGCAAGCCGTCGACTTGGCCCTTGTTCCACACCGTGCCGGTCATCCCGTCGCCGGTATCGTCCACGAGCGCGTCGTACCACGTGCGGCTGAGTGGAGGCGCCATGCGTCAGACTCCCATCCCGATCAGCGACCGCAGAAAGAACGACGCTTGCAGCGCCGTCTTGACGGCGGGGAGCTCACTCACATAGAACCCGCGAATCGCCGCCGCTTCTTCCGCCGTGAGCCCGAGCGCGATCAGGTCCGCGTCCTCCCAACTCGCGATCTGATTGGCGAGGTCCGTGCCGCTCTGAATGTTATCGCTGAGCATCGACGCGTAATTGCCGGCCGTCTGTTTCAGATCCGCGCCGGTAAAGGTCTTGCCCGCTTGCACCATTGCCATAATCCTGACTCCTGTTTCCGCTAGACGGCGGGCCACTTGCGCCCGACGCGCATCAGGCGAGTGATTTCCTCGGACACCACGCGCGCGACTTGCTCGCCCGTGCCGTTGACCTGAAAAACGATGTTCTGCACGACGCCGCCGCCGGCGCCGTTCGGCAGGATGCCGCCGGCCTGCGTCGGCATGAAGAGCTCCGGCCCGCGCTCGCCGACCAGATACGGCCGGCCCGCGGCGACCGGCCCGCCGGCCGCACGCGGCGTCGGCATCCCGAGCGCCTCATAGTCCGGCCCCAGGCTCCGCCCATCGTCGGACACGACGACCGGCCCGAAGTACCGCCCCGCGTTGTAGGCATTCTGGACCGCGTCGACATGGGCCGCGGAACCCCAGTAGGCGGTCTGGCCGCCGCCGCCCACCGTGCCGGTCATCGTGCCCTGGCCCTTGCCGACCAGGTCCATTGCCTCGGACCAGGACAGCGACGCGCGGTCGGCCGCGTCCTCCATGTCCTCCGCCGCCGTGATGAACGCCGAGCCCCAATTGTCGGCCGCCTCTTGCGCGGCGATCGCGATGTCCTCGAAGTGCCGGATCGTCTCGTCCGAATAGTTGCCCGTGTCGGCGGCCATCGTTTCGTAGTTGGCCCGCGCTTGGTCCGCCGTCTCTTGGAGCGCTGCCCGCGAATGGGACTTGATCAGGTCCCAATCGACCATCATGTCCTGCGTCCGCTCGCCGACGATTTGATCGATCAGGTCGTACTGCTCTTGCGTCGCCGTGCCCGCCTCGGACAGTTGCAGCTTGTAGGCGTCGCCCCAGTGCTGGATGTGCGCTTGCTGGATGTCGCTGGCGGTCCCGCTCCGCTCGATCGCCATCAGGTAGAGCTCGTCTTGCAGGGCGATCGTGGTGCGCGTCGCCCGGTCGGCGAGCTCGTGCGCCTTCGTCGTGGCGTCGAGCGCGTCTTTCATCGCCTCGATTTGGACCTTCGACAGCGAGTAGGCCAGGGCCAGGTCGTCGACCGACGCGCCGGCCTCGAGCAGCTTGCTGATATGCGTGACCAGCTCGCCGTCGATGTCCGCGAGAATCGCCTCATAGCCGCGGCTTTGTTCGTTGACGCGCGTATACGCACCCTCGAACCGCGCCAACTCGTCGGCGTATTTCTTGGCGGCGGCCTCGGCGGCTTTGGTCGCCGCTTCCTCCGCTTCCAGGGCGAGTTTCGCCGCCTTGAGCTCGTCCTCGGCCCCCCCCAACATCCGCCCGAGTTCCTCGGTGGACAGCGCCGCTTGGCCCATCGCCGCACCGACCGCGATCGCGGGATGTTCCACGGACGCCAGCGCGCCGGCCAGTTGCGCGGCCGGGTCCGCCAGCTTGTTGCCCGCCTCGACGACTTTGTCCGCCTCGTCCCGCCACTCCTGATACTTGACGATCAACCCCGCCACCGGGCCGAGCAGCTCGCCAACCGACGTCTTGACGTCCCGATAGGTGCGCCCCGCCGCGGCCCCGATCGCGTCCCACGCCGCGACCGATTCATCCGACATCGTTCTCGTCTTGGCCGCGATCTCCACCATGTCCGACTTGAGCGCCGGCATGAGCTCGCGCCAGGTGCGCCCGAAGATGTCGGCCGCCCGCGCCGCTTGTTCCGTTGGGTCCTCAATCTTGCCGATGGCGTCACCGATCGCGATAAATTGGTCGTAGGCGTTCAGCTTCTTGAACTCGTCGAGATTGATCCCCAGCTTCGCGAGCCCGCCGATCAGCCCCGCGTCGCCGCTCCCGAGCTTCTCTTGCATGTCCTGAATCGCCCGGACCATGCTGCCCATCTCGGTCGACGACGTCCCCGCGATCGCCTCGAGCCGTTGAATCTGGTCGACGGCGAGCCCGGTTTGCTCGGCCATCTTCTGGATGCGACTGCCCGTCTCAAGAATCTCCTTGCCGAAGGCAATCACGGCGCCGACCGTGAACATCCCCGCCAGTTGCCGGCCGAGCCCGCCCAGCAGCGCCGTCGTCGCGGAGGTTTCCGTCCCGACGGCCTTGGTCGTGTCGGCCAGGGCTTGCATGCCCGGCGGGACGTCCATGCCCAGCGCCTTCATCTTCTCGGCCGCGGTCGCCGCCGTGTCACCGGCCCGCGCGAGTTCGGCCTCGGTCAGCTTCGACACGCCACCGACCCGCTCGATCGCCTCGAGCATGAGCGTCGCTTCGGAGATAACTTTGCGGCCGCTGAAGTTGTCGACCATCCGATTCAGCGAGCCTTCGACCTTGGTCGCCCCGTCCTCAAACCCTTTGAGCGAGACTTCGGCCGCGTCGACGGCCCGCTGGAAATCGGTGAAGTCGGCTTGGAAGGTCGCTTGGATGGGCATCGGCTTACTCGTCGACCTCCGCGGGCTGGGACGGCGGCGTGCCGTTCAGAATGTCAATCAGGAGCCGGTAATCGTCCTCGTCTAACTCACGAACCCACTCGACCCGCCAACCACAACGTACCGCGATCGCGAGGTCGCTTCGTCGTCCAGTGAGCCAGCCCGGAGTTTTTTTTCCTCCGCCCGCGCGTCGTCCATCGCTTTTTCGTGGCGCTCGATCGCGTGGAGAATCTCGGTGAAACTCTCGGAGTCCAGATTGTTCAGGACCGTCTCGAGCTCGCCGATCGCCACGCCGCGAATCGGCACGACGCCGGTATCGTCCCGCAGCGACCAGTCCACCAGATACGCCGTGACGAGCGCCAGGCCGGTCTGCACCATGTTGAGCCGCCAGCGCCCGTCTGGTCCCGCTTCCATCGTGCGCGCCAGCAACGCGCGCCGCTCGCCGGCATTGAGCCGGGTCCGGATGGTCACCGTGTCCCCGTCGGACAACGCGAGGACGGTCGTGTCGGGTCGCACAAATCGATACATCGTCAATACTCCGGATGACCCAACCCGGCGCGGAGGGTCCGTTCGCCGACGGTGAGCTCGTGGACCGGCCAGCGCCAGTAGCCGCCCTTGCGCGGCGCCGTGAAATACAGGGGGCGCTGCCGTAGTTGGAACCGGTCGACGACCGGGCCGAGCGTCGCCGTCAACGTCCAGCCCTCCGTCGCCGGCTTCAACGTGCGCGCCCGCCCCCCCGGTGCGTCGACCAGTTCGCGCGCCCGGTGAATCGTCCACGTCGTGAGCGTCGCCGCCGGCCGATGGTTCCAGGCGATCGAGGCGCCGCGCGTCCCGCGCAGCGTGATGTCCTTGAACATCTAGGGGGCGACCGGCTCCCGCGTCCACGGACCCGCCGCCGAGAACGTCGACGTCAGCGCCGGCGCCCCGTCGACGGACGTGTCGATCTCGGCGTCCATGTAGGCGAGCCCGGACCAGAAGAAGGTCGCTTCCGTCGTGTTGGGGACCAGCTTCAACAGGCCCGGCGTCGCGGCGTCCGCGGCCTCGACGAGCGTGACGTCTTCCGAGTTCCAGAAGCCGTCGGTACTGCCGCTGATGTCCTTCATGCCGGGGATATAGACCTTGTTGACGTCCCCGAAACACGTCACGTCGATCTTGTCGGTCTTCAGCGACAGCTTAAAGTTCTTGATCGACGCGATGAGGACCGGCGTCCCCGGCGTCGCCCCGGTCGCATCCCACAGCACTTCGCCGTACCGGCCGCTCAGAATTGGCATAACTCACCCTTTCTCACGCAATGGACATTTCGACCCGATAGCGCCCGCCGCTGTGCTGCCAACTGATGCGCGGGTCGCTTTCATCGGGCTCATTGGTCGGTTCCAGCCGCTGCACGCGATGCGTCGTCATCCAGGCATAGCCGGGCACCGTCAGCGGGACGTCCTCGAGCAGCGCATCGATCCGCGCCGCCGCCTGCTGGACGACGCCGCCCCCGGTCGCCTGCACGACCGCCTTGACCTGGTAGAGCGCCGACTCGATCGCGCGGCCCCCGAAGATGGCGACATCCATCGCCTCGACGAGCGACACGATGACGAACCGCGTCGACCCGGGCGGCGCTTCGCTGAGATAGACGCCATCCGGGGTGAGCGCCTCGAGCGTGGCGTCCGCCATCAGTTGCGCGATGATCGCGTCGTCGATCGCGGAGGACTCAGGCGGCGGCATCGATCGACCCTCGGACGCGCAGCCCTTCCTGTTCGAGCATCCAGATCAGCCGCTCGTACATCGCCCGCCGGTGTTTCATCGCCGCCCGCACGAAGACATGCGTGGGCGTCATCGAGCCCAGGTTGGCGTGCGTGCTGGAGCGCCGCTGTCCCGTCCCGTTGTCGTACAGCCAGGCGTGCTTGGCGCGGTTGACCAGCACCGCATTGGCGCCGAGCGCCCGTGACGACGCCTTCATCCCGGCGCCGGTGTCGACCGCCAGGCCGGCCTTGAGGTTCCCGGTCACTTCGGGATAGGCCGCGTATATCTCGCCGTAGGCGGACATCGCGGCGGCCGTCACAATGCCGTGCGCCTCGTTCGTCAGGTGCGCCGGCAGTTGCCGCAGCTGCGCCTTGAGCTCCGCCATCCCCGACCAGACGATCCGGTTGTTGGCACTCACGGCACGACCTCGGTGCAGGACAGCTCGAGGTCGATGCCCCGGAAGTCGGGCGACCGGACGCCGGTCACGTGGAACACCCGGCCCTCGGGCACGACGAGCCGGGTCTGCGTCGACACCTGGGGGTGAAAATCCATCGTCACCAGGTGCGTCGCCACCGCGAGGCTCGTGTCGGCGCGGCTTCGCTCCATGTCGGCCGCCGACGACGGCGCAATCGCCGCGTACATCGTCGGCGGGTCGAGGGCGACGTACGTGGCCGTGAATCCGCCGTGGCCGTCCGGCAGCGGCGGGCCGGGCTGCTCGAGGCTCACGAGATGGTGCCGGGCGCCGCGCGTGACCGGGGGCATCAGCGGAGGGCCGGGTCGCGGAAACGCGCCAGGAGCGGGTCTATCTCCGCCCAGACGCCTTGGTTCACGTCGAGGTCATCCCGGTCAGCGGGGTCGTCGCCGCGGTGCTGCCACAGGTAGGCGACCAGCAGCAGCGTCGCCATCTGGACCGGGAGCGGCGTGGTCGTCTCGTCCCAGGTGTCCTCGGCGCGGTCCTTCAGGTAGTCGACGATGACGGCGCTGGCGGCGTCGACCTTCTGCTGCAGGTCGGCGTCCTGGCTGGTCGCCGTCAGCCGCAGATGCGCCTTGGCCGCGGCGAGCGAGACGAGCGCCATTACCGGACCCCCGGCGCGTCGCGCCCGTCCCGGCCGCGCTTGACGATCAGCGTCCAGACTTTCGACCCTTCGCCCGGCCGGGACGTCGTCGGCCCGTTGCAGTGCCACAGCGAGCCCGCCCAGGTGACGCCGTCGCCCAGGTCGTAGTCCTTGCCATCGACGAAGACGCCGCAGTAGCGCAGGCCAGGTGTGCCGTCCTTGCCGTCGACGCCGGCCGGCCCGGGCGGTCCCGG